GCTAAGATTCTTGAAACTAACTTGGGGATTACTATTGGACATAACACGCTGATGCGTTTACTGCGAGTGCATGGATATCTTTTATTGGGTACGCGTTCGATCTATGAAAAGAATATGCCTAGTTCTAAGTATGTTCATTTATTCAGAGTAATCTTACATCGAAACAACACCTCCGGCGCAATGGCACACGCCACGGTTATTCGTCCAGAAGGTCTTGAGCATATCGCACCGTTAGTTAGTCGATGGGTTTATGATGATATAAATTTAAAGCGGTCTCAAGAAGGACTAGTAGCGTTACCACCAACACCTGATCTATGGAAGTAATAGGTTAACGGGTACTACCGCAGACGCGGTTAACTCAACAAAGAAATAAGAATATAACATTAACATTAATGCTTGACAGTGTTGTTTAAGTGAAGTATAGTTCTCTTAGTTTCATCGCTTTGTTGTGATTCTCTTAGTTTTGATTCTCTCTTTGTTGTTTGTTTGTTATTGCCCTTGAGTGTTTGATAGTCACTTTCAAGGGCTTTTTTACGTCAGTCGTATTCGTATAAGACCAATGCGTCTCTGGCACTGCTATCTAACTCCAGCTTTAATCCCCGTTTAGCATGTATAACTAAGTTTTTAGAAGGCTTACTTCCAGCTTTAGCTCCACGTATTCTAATTGTCAAGTCATTTATCTTGTTAGGATCCACTGGATGTTTAGCGCTACCTATAATCCAATTTACAGCATTGGTCGAACTTACTAAATATTTCACGTTAGACTCACCTACAACATCAACGGAAACCCCGTTCTCGAACAAGCGGACATTCTCATAACCGCAGGTTTCAGTGAAATGAAGAATGAATATATCGTTACCAGCAACGATAGCTTGGAGTTCACGAACGGCAATTTTTTTAATTGGGGTGTCTAACCGTTTGAACGTTACGTTGTCCATGCTGATGAACTGCATCCCGTCCTTGTGGTTAATGTTGGTATATGTATATGGTGCTGTTAAGTCTAATTTAACCTTTTCAAAATACTGCTCTCCAGCCCAACAGATAACAGCGTCGCTAATTGTACCTCGAACATCCAAATCCCTTATGTAGTTATAGGGACTCCTCGCTTGCAAACCGACGTATGAGTCCCTGCATTTCAACGAGTGTATCAATTCTGGCACACTCCCCATGTTGTCTATTTTATACGCAGTGTCGCTAGTCTGGTATTTATCAATACCATAACATTCAATATAATCTAACATGATCTTACTCCTAATATAATGATTTTTTACTTCTTACTTTACGCACCATTCGCTTGGTGCCGCTTACCTTAGTTACGGTCTCAACCTCAACCTCTTTATTTACAGGTCTAACATTTACATTATCTAGCCACGGTAACGCCCATGAAGGCGGCGCATCCCATTTCAACTCGCCTTGCCAACCTGTCGCACTCATAAAACGCTCACCAACTCTACAGTATGCCATTAAATCGAAACTCTCGTTTCTATGTTTCTTTTTATTATCCCAACCATTATCGTCTCTAGTTTCAGCAACCAACTCTTTATAAAATGTCTCTGGCAACCAATTAGGGAAATGTACATATCCGGCCCCAACCTCCCTTCTTTTGAGTTGTCCAATGACGGTATCTTTTAGGATAGTTGTGTTGATTATGTAGAGTTTTTGTTTACCAACCACACGCGCTTTCCGTGCAGATGCTGATGCTTTATCTAATATCGTCTCACGGTATATCGGGGTGATGCTGTTTGGTTTTGGTCGAACACCCTTAATCAAGAATAGTCTATTTTGGTTTCCGATATCATATTGCTTCTTCCAATATTTATATGCGTTCTCGGTTGTACCTTCGGCTCCGCCTGAATCGCACACCACACCGTTAGATCGCATTTCTAACTCTTGAAGCTCACCGTTGCTATCCTCGAAAACCTCACATTTGTAATACCTGTTAATAACTCGATCCAATTTATCCCAGTCTTCAATATAAGTCGCAGGTTGCATTAATTGTTTTTGATCGTTAATCTCTCTATTTGATTGGGATATATCGAACCTGTCAATGATCCATCTCTCATCATTTAACCCAACGCCTTCAACTTGCACAACAAATTTGAACTTCTGAACATCAACTGCGGTAACTAAGTATCGAACACCCAATGGGACTATCCTGTAACCTAGATCTGTAGATCTTTCTTGGAGCATTCGACTACTCAAACTATCCAGTAGCGCAATTGGTGTGTATGGTATATTTTGATCCACATTACGTGTAGCTTTTAGTTTTGTCTCATCGCCGGTCTTCATGTAATGCTCTAATGCAGAGAATTCTTTTTCCAGCAAATTGCGCCATGTTTGAAAACTAGCAGGTAGTCCAGTTAACCAAAATGACGCGGTGGAGTACTCCTTGCTTGGGTCTTCTTTCATCCATTTACCGCCTATGTTCAACGATCTTTTCTGCGAATGTTCAATCCCTGCACCACAATGAGGACACCATATTTTGTCATACTTCATTGCTAAATTCTTAGGTGAGCTTTCTTGTATTTCCTGCATCAGCTCTGTAGTCGGTGGTAAGCAGAATAAATCAAGCCCCGTGTGAGTTGGGAATGATTCAGCACAATGGGGGCAGGTCCAGTAAAAAACCCGTCGGTCACCTTCATTATAGAGCGCCATAACACCTGCAATCACTGGTGGTGCTTCATGGATACCGATATCATTCCTTTCATCTTTCCATTTTGGATCAAGCAAATCAAAACCGACAGATGCCTCGACAATTGTTTGTCCAGCTGATGCGAATGTTGCGGTGCGTTTTGAACCTAAAATGTAAGGTGATCCTTCACCAGTGTCTAATGGCATTCGGTCGTAATCTGATAAAATCACATATTTATAATCACTAGCGCTTAATTGCGTAGGTGTTGGTGAGCCTATGACGAGTGACATACCATTACGAAACGTCTTCATTAATATCCCATCATCACGAATAACAGGACTTAGTAGTTTTTTTATTGCGGGAGAATTGCGTATCATCTTTGCAATACGCAACTTAGAGATTCTACGCGCTGCTTGCTCTGTCATACATACTAATAATGTATCACTTGGATCTACTTTTATTATATAAACTAGTGTTGCGTCAACTAGAGCTAGAGACTTACCTGTTCTCGCGGGTGCTGTAAATACAATGGTAGTAAATTCTCTGGATGCGACTAGGTCCATCGCCTCTTTCATGTACGGTGTTGTTGATGTCAAGTAGCGTGATCCATCAGTTAGTCGAAAGTGTTCTTCTGCACACTCACTAACTGAAAGTCTTACTGGTGGTCTGAACATATCAGACACGAAACCTACAATATCTCTAGCGCTTTTAAATTCACTCATTGGTTAATTCCTCTAAGTCACTTGCTAACTGGTCTCGAATACTATCAATATACGCAATTACATCCATTACCTTATGAGATTCTATAACCCCGTCACGCTCCATTCTATCAGGTAATGCAGAGAGAAAATCAACAACTGTTTTAAAGGACATTATTACATGTTCTTCAACGTCTATAGCGGTCAATAGCTCACCTGTAAAAACGTCATTCCTGTATTTCTTAGATAAGAATGCTTCTCTAATATCCAATCCTTGATAATGTAGTTTGAAATTAGCAGGAGTTAGGTTTGACGGGTTGATTTCAACACCAGATTCAGCACTGGCATTGTTACGCTTAGTCTTACTAATGAGGGCGTTTATTGTGTCTCGTTCGATGCGCTTATCTATTAATTCACAAATATCATTTATTTCCCATAAATAGACTCCATTTTTACCTGTTGAAACGTGCGGGGTTGTTGATATTCGACCTTTTGCAATTAATGGGCTAACGTCGAATATACTGGAAACCTCACTTAACGATATGAGCGTTCGTAGTTTACCGTGAGTATTGGGTTTAGGGGGTGGTGGTGGTATAGGTGTATGCATTGTCGATTGTCTCGTTAGTTTAATAGTTGCGGTTGAATGTATCACGCTCATCTATAAGTATCAACAATGTGCCATCAATGATATTTTGCATATATGCGCGGTGATATGTTATATTTACGACCAAAGGAGTTTTATATGGCTAGTTTGACTGTAAATTATACACAAGGTGATTTGGACACAATAACAAAAGCGATTGTGTCTGGTACTAAAATTGTAAGATTAAACAACCGCACTATTGAATATCATAATATATCTCAAATGCTATTAGCTAAGGCTGATATAATTAAATCAATAGAAGCACAATTAGTCTTAGTCCCACGTAAGCGTGGTTTCAGAGTAAGGCATGGATCGGGGTTATAATGAATATACGACAAGCGGCACCACTTCATGAATCAGCTAGTAGAGGTCGTAGACTTAACACATGGGGAACTAGGCACTCTAGTCCATCTACAGAGGTTAGTGAGAACCTACAGGTACTACAACAACGATCACGACAATTACGCCGCGATAACCCGTGGATCAATCGTGTCATTAGTGTTATCGCGGCGAATGAAATAGGTAGCGGTATCAAGCCGCGCCCTCGCACACCTGATGAGAAATTTAACACTAAAATTCTTGAGTTATGGAAGGATTACATCAGTGTTCATAATATTTATCAAATGTTACATCAATCTTCAAAAGCACGAAATGAAGCTGGTGAAGTATTTATTATAATTCAACGTGATAGATTGGACCGTAGCAGTGATTCACCTGTCCCTATCACATTTAGGATCCTAGAATCGGATTATTGTCCAGTTGGTTATTGTCGACCTGCTCACGGAGACAGGAATGAAATAGTTGACGGGATCGAATTCGATAAAAAGGGTACCATTGTAGCGTATCATTTTCATCATTCACATCCTGATGATGCCAGTGGTCAAACTGAAAATACTCAATATCTGCGATTACCAGCAAGGGATGTTATTCATCATTTAGTGACTGATCGACCAAATGCAACTAGAGCGGTTCCTGTTGTGGTTTCTTCTATCGTTAAAGCTAAGACATTCGAGGAGTACAATGATTCTGAGTTGGTTAGAAAGGACTCAAGATCTGGTTTAACCGGCACTATCGAACGTGAAGCGTGGACTGCTGATGATTTTAAATACGATCCAATGACAGGTGATGCAATCGGGACTGATGAATTTGATGTGCCAATGTTGGATCTAGAAGCGGGTACATTCACATCACTAGAGGCTGGTGAAAAGATTAATTTGTTCAATGCTGACGATAATGGTCAAGGGTACGAAGCGTATCAACGCTTTCAACTACTAGCAATCGCGGCGGGTACAGGCTTACCCTATCAAATGGTTTCGGGTGACTATGCCACGATAAATGATCGAGTTTGGAGAAGTATTTTCAATCAGTACGAGCGTGAATTGAATCAAACGATTGATTTATATATTATCCCGCAGATTATGCAACGTATATGGAAAGAGTTTGTTACAAGGGCAATTATAGCAAACGCAATACCTCAACCTAAATTGACTAAATTTGAATTGATACGTTGCACTTTTAGACCACAAGCATTCAAGCCGATTCATCCGACACAAGATATGGATGCATCAATTAAGGGTATTGATGCAGGGTTAATCTCCCGTGAAAAGCATATTGATGTTAATGGGAACGGGGAAACATTAGACGATGTTGATACCCAACGAGCAAGAAGTAATGAGAGTCAAATGAAACACATAGGTAGCCCTTTGGGAGCTGATAGTAAAGATGAACCAGAAGATGAACCAGAAGATAAACCAGAAGATAAACCAGAAGATAAATCAGAAGATAAACAGGACGGTAAGTAATGGATAAATTAATTAAGCGAGTGTTTGGTGTTAATGAATTAAGTGCGTTGTTGATTGGTGAGTTGAATAAACCATTGTTAATGCAACCAACTATGATTAGTGAAACTGTAAAGTCATTATTAACAATGAGTACATTAAATAATGCATCGATAAATGATAATGGTGATTCGTCAGTCCAAGTTAATAGATTAACTAAGGCGGGTGCAGTTGTTTTAGATATATCGGGTGCTCTAGTTGATCGGGAAATGTCAGTACCATGTGCGGCTTCACCAGTTAGTTATGAGGGTATTCGTTTTGAATTAGATAGAGCGTTAAAAGCTGAAGTTAGACCTAAACACATCATAGCACGATTCAATTCCGGCGGTGGTATGGCTTCTGGCATGATGGAATTGGCTAGTACTGTTGTTTCACTTAAAAAGGAAAACCCAGATGTTAAGTTCCACGCTGTTATCGATTCTAGCTGCTACTCTGCTGCATTTGGTCTTGCGGCTGCATTCGGGGACATATGGATACCGAAAACGGGTGGAGCGGGTTCGGTGGGTGTTGTAGTTAGGCATGTTGACGAAAGTAAAGCGCTACGGAAAGCGGGTATTAAAACGAACTTCATCTATGCAGGGAAAAAGAAAGTGTTGGGTAACTCATCTAACCCATTATCAGATAGTGATTTAACATCTCTACAAAGCGAAGTCGATGTGTTGTATGATATGTTCGTTGAATCAGTTGCAACTTCATTGCGAATTAGTGTAAAATCTGTTAGGGATACAGAAGCTGGTACTTTTATGGGGCAAGATGCAATTGATGTGGGTTTTGCTCATAATCTAGGTACGTTTAAAGATTTATGTGAAAGTTTATTAAATGATGATAACGAGGTTAGTAAAATGGATAAAGAAGGGCGTAATGTTACGCAAGCTAAACTAGATGCAGCACATGTTGAGTTACAAGTGCAGCGTGAAGCGATGGTACTTAATGAAAATCTCTTAGCTAAGAAAACTAAAAAGGCTAAAAAGGCAGCTAAGAAAGAAAAAGCAGCCACGGCGCATAAGGTCGCTTTAACTGAGTTAATCGATCTTAGTAATATAAGTGCAAGCGTAGGTGCAGCTATCATTGCATCAGCACCTAGTTTATCAAATGCTAAGACTATTATTACTGAATTAACAAGCTCGAATAGTGAGATTAGTTACACCCAACGTGAGAATGAACTAAAAGATGCTCAGTGTGAGTGGGACGAAAACTTAAATATTAAAGGTGGTACGTAATGGTTAGTTTAGTTGGTAAAAAATATACAGAAAGTCTACATGCTGGTGAGTTTATTGTATCAGAATCTAATGTTGGTGCGACTGGGCAAGCTCGCGGTCGTCGTGTTGGTGTCGTTGCAACTGATGTACTTGCAAAGGTGCCAGTGGGG